TTTATTAACCCATTAGGCAAAAATAAGTAAAACTATAAATAGCCACTAAACGTTAATTAGTGGCAAAATATAGTTACGCATAACGTATTGCGGTTAAGGTTAGTGCTGATTTAATAATAAATAAATTTAATAAAAATGGACGAAATAATACAATTAGCTAATAAAGCAATGAATATGCTTGATGCTACGGAATTAAACAACAAAGATAAAATACTTATAACTGATGCTATTCATAAAATAAGAAGTAAAGCATTAACTTTAACCGATGTTGGTTGTAGTACCGATATAACTATAAGTAAAAAAGAATACGATATCCTTTTAAGAGATTCAGAAAATTTACAAAAAGTAAGTTACCATTAATTGAGGTATTACCACCAACATTGAAATAATAAACTGCCCTTTAGGGTTGTTATTAAAGAACGTTAAAAGCCGTTTTAATGGCTTTGTTTTTAACAACAAAAAAAAGGGTATAACAATCAAGTTATACCCCTTGTTACTCTCGTAACTATCCACACTATAAGCCAAAGTTTTTAAGAACCAAAAGAAACAGTACCACCACTGTTAGTATCAATTGTTCCTACAAATTCTCTTACTATTTGAGCTTGTTTACCAGCAAAAGTNACNGTNTAACCGTTTTGCCCTTGTAACTCACCCTCTAATACTTCGTTAGCGATTGCATCNACTGAAGCATCTTTACCCATAATCTCATCAAAACCTAAAACAAAAGCTTTATTATCTGCTGTTTCTTTGTTATAAGTTTCAAAGATTACTACTAAACCACAAGATTCAACATACTCGTTAATTCCATAAGCTTTAGTCTTTTCCATTTTAGGACAAAACACCTCTAAAGTAGTTTCGTATGCTATAGATCCGTTCTCTCTTGAACCCTCACTAGAATAAGACTTACCCTCTAATTCTCCCTCAATTTCGTAAAATTTATCATCTGTGCTAGATAAAGTAACCGCTGTATAAGCGTATTCTCCAGCAACCGTAGAAGCTGTAAAGCTAGTTATATCATCTTTATTGATAACATAAACTGACTTTATACCACCTCTTCTATTCTCATCAGCACAAGCTAATAGAATATCTGTTGTAATTTCTGCCATTTTATTTAAATATTATAAGTTAAAAAATACCCCCCACTAAGGAGGGGCTTTTATTTCTTAGAAGTAGAAAGAGATTAATTCTCCAAAAACAAACTGAGTACCCATTTTGTACTTAGCAATGATTTTTAGTAATTCATCATCATCATCATTACTTCTGAATTTCAATTGAGCAGCTGGATCATTAACATCAGTACCTAATACTAAGTTATCGTTAACAGTATAAACCATCATGTTAGCTCCAATATCAGCACCTAAACCACCTGAGTTAGGGTTAGCAGCATCAGCTAATTGAGTATCCCATCCTGTAATTTCTACAACTGGTATACCTCTGAAAGTCAAAGACTGACCCTCTTTTAACATAGCTAATCCTAATGCATTTCCTGTACCTAATTGCTCGAAAGTAGTCATTAAGTTATCTACGATTGTAGCAGTAACTCTAAAAGACTTAGAAGCNTTTGGCATTTGTCTTAATACTTTAGACTGGTTTTCNTATGCAGANTTTAAAAGCTCATAAGCTCCATCAGCAACTAAAACCCCGTTAGTATCTTCTACGTTAGCGATTGCAGTCATTTCAACATACTGNCCTAATTCAGCTGAATCAGTTACAAAGTGCTGGATAAGTCCATCAAATTGGTTATAGTCAGCAGATGCAGCAGATGAAGCAGCAAACCATGCTAATCTTCCGTTATCATCAGAAATACCCTCAGCAACTCTCTTTCTAGCGATTTCACCAACTACAGTAGGCTCTAAATCATCGATAGCAGTACCAGCACCGTAAAACTCTTCAAAGATAGTACCGTAAAAAGCATCTCCACACTCCTCAAGGTTTACTTTTAACTTAGATACTTCTAAAGTTCTATCAGATACATCAGTAACACCACCAGTAGCAGAAAAACCACAAGTAGAGTACGAACGTACAATCTTAGTTAAAGTTGAGTTAAGGTACATATTAGCCTTAACTTTAATGTTTGGAATTACTCTAATTCCTTGTAAATCATCTGACCCCTCCTGTGGAGCGAATAAGATTTCTGTAAATTCCTTTCCGTTATACGTACTAGAAATTGATTGTGTAATAAAATTTGCCATTCTTTTTTAAATAATTAAGTTTCTAGTGCATTGATTTTAATACGTTGATGATTGCACTACCCAACTCATCTACGATAACTTCTTTTTTGATTTCCTCAGTAACATCAGCTTTAGCCTCTGATACATCTCTACTAGCTTTAACTTTCTCTACTTCTTTTTTAGCTAATTCTACCTCATCGGCTTTAGCTAAAACTTCAGCTTTCTCAGCTTCTAGCTTTGTTCTAGTTCTAACTTTTCAGCTTTAACTAGTTCTAACTCTTCTGATAATTCAGCTTTAATACTAGCCGATAATTCAGCTTTTAAAGCGTCAATATCAAGAGCGTCTTTTGGCTCTGCAATCTCTTTAGATACTTCTTCTTTAGCACCCTCATTAGAGATCAAAGCTTTTAACTTGTCTAAAATAGACTCATTTTTCTCTGACATATTCACGTTATTTAATTGATTTACATAATTGGATGGAGTGTTTTTATACCCCATTTTCGCTAAGTCTTTAGCACTTGCAAAAGCTGCTATTTTCTTACCCTCTTTAACTTCGCTAACAAAACCTAATTCCAAAGCCTCCTCTGAAAATATCCAAGTTTCATCACTCATCATTTTTTGAACTCTTTCTAAATCTAAACCAGTAGCATTAGAATAAATCTTAGCTATCTTTAAATTTAAAGCGTCCATTAACCTAGCGTCTTTCTCAAGCTCCTCCTGATAATCTCTAATCTCATCGCTATTCATACCTTGCATACTTATTACAGGCATCCAAGCGTTATGAATCATTATTACACTGTTCTCAGTCATTGTTGGTAAAGTATCACCAGCAAGAGCTAAAACAGATGCAGCAGATGCAGCAACACCTACTATTTTAACATTTACATTTAGATTAGATGTTTTTAGATAGTCATAAATTGCAAAGGCTTCAAATACAGAACCACCACCACTATTTATAGTTAACTCAATGTTTTTAGAACCATTGCTTTGTACCTCTTCTATGAAGTCTTTAGCATTAACTCCAAAAGAGCCTATCTCTTCATCAATAGAGATTGAAAGATTATTAATAGAATTTTTTACGTTATACCATTTCATCTATGCAATGATTACAATAATCTGTTTAACATAATGTTTATATAATGGACAAAAAAAAGGGTAACCGTTAAGCTACCCAATTAAACTACCTCCTTAAAATAGTTATCTATCTCTTATTATTCTCCTGATATGGTTTACTGATAAATCATACTTTACTGATAGGTTATAATATATATCCATATTCTTAGCTAATGGGTTTTTATACATAGTATCAAAGTCATTGATTACTGCAATATCTCTTATAGCTGTTTCATTAATTAAACCCTTATCTAATAGTATTGTTATTGTGTGCCTACTATCTAAAGAGCTATCTATTATTGAATATAAAGTATGAGTTAAGACATCTCCCAACTCTTTAGCCTCTGATTCCAATAGCCTAATACTCTTTTTTTGCATTTTCCACATCTACCGTCAAATTTTGGATCTATATTATCTTTAAACATTTGAAATAAATAATCTAAGCTTATTGAATCGGGGCGCATTTTACCTAGCACTTTATTAACAGCCTCTTTTATATTATCTCTTTGCTCTTGTGTTATGTTGTTTAAATTTTCGTTTACATCAAAGTCTACCATAATTCTTTAGGACATTCCTCATCAGCCCATATTATTTTATCATTAATAGAACATTTACAAATACCGCATTGAGGTATATTCTTTTTTTTAAATATTAATAAGAATGTAAAGTCTTTTCTGTATTTAGGACATGACTGACATATCTCTAATCTTTGTTGCTTTGATTTACTATCTAGTATATCACTAGCGTAGTTTTTGGCTTTACCAAATAATTTAGTTAATAGCATAAAACAAATATAACTATATTAAAATAAAAAAGATTATATTAGTAAAACTTTTGCGAGTAGTAATTTTTAGTGAGTAGTTTATAAGGAGGGTTTAAACACCCTCCTTTTTTATTTACCCAAATGTAGCCTCACTTTGTATGTTATTAACTCTATTAGCTTGTGTAGTTGTTTCTGTTGCTACGTTTACAACTGGAATAGAACCAATACTACTAATAACAGCTGAGCTTATTTCATCTCTAAGACCGCTAATATCTAAACCACCGCCACCACTAGAAAAACCACCGTTAGCAAAACCACTACCTAAATACGGTTGAGGTCTGTTTGTTCTCATTGATTCTAAAGCACCAACTAATCTACTACCACCGTTAGACTCTAATACGTTTTTAGGTACAACATACTCACCCTCATGTACTACACCAGCCTGACGAAACCCTGTAGCATCAGGAGTACCAACTCCATCACCTGTATACCCACCCTCTGCAAATGATTGAGGAAAGTTTTGCTTACTAATACTAGCAACTTGTGCCCCTGTTTGAGCAGTAACTAAACCAGCTGTAGCAAACCCTAATAAACCACCTTGAGCAAAAGCTTTACTAACAGCTAAAGCACCGTTTATAATAGCTTGAGCTATATCAGCTTTCTTTTGAGTGTTAAAGGCTTTCTTTTCTATTTCATATTTAGCCTGAGCAAACTCCTCCTCATTTATTATACCTCTTTCTAATTTTCTTTCTTCTGCTGATAGCTCAATATTAGCTATTGAATCTATTAAAGACTTTGTAGAGTTTATAGCAAAATTTCCAACATTAGCAATATTTTCAAACTTTCTTACTTTATCTTCTTTCTCTTTTAATAAATTCTCAGCATCTAAAGCCTTTTGCTTATCATCAAAAGTTTTATTTACTGCATCTTCTTTTAACTTAAAACTAGATTGTAAAGTTAGTAATGTGTTATCTAGTTTAGTACCTTGCTGTACTTTTATTTTAGCCTCAGCCTCTAAAGCTTCTTTCTTAATTTTAAGCTTTTCTAGTTGTAGTTTTCTTTCATCATCTATAGCTAATAAAGATGAGGTTTTTTGTAGTTTATTAACCTTATCTATAAAGTTTTGCTCAGCTTTTAACCTACTATCCTCTTTAGATTTAAGTCTTTTAGCCTCTTGTGCATCTCTTTTAGCTTGAGCCTTTTGCTCTTTACTTAATTGTTTAATAGATTCCTCTGTAGCTTTCTTTTTTTCAGCCTCAACTCTTTTAGCTTCTTTTAACCTCTCTTGTAACTCTTGTTTTTCTTTTGCTGTTTGTCTTTCATCTAAAATAGCTTTCTCGTTAACAGCATCTTTAAAAGCTTTTACAGTTTCTTCTTTAAACTTAATAGCACCATTAGCAGATTCGTTAAAAGTTTCTTTAATTATATCAGGTATTTCACTAAAAGAACCACTTAAAGCAGCCTTAATAATTCTACCTATACCACCAAAACCAGTTACTACAGTATTAACTAAAGTTTGTATACCAAGCTTAACAGTATCTATAGTAGCTCCAAATACTCTTAATGTCTTAACAACAACACTAACTTTACTATCTGCTGTATCAAAAGAATCAATTAAGGACTGAACACCTTGAAATAATAGTAATATTGGTTTAAGAGAAAACTTAATACCCTTAGTAAATAACTTAAAAACTTCGCTAAATATTCCAGTTTCATTAGCCCACTCAGAAAAACTATTAATACCCTCAGCTATACTATCTATTAACTTAGTTAAAGCACCGCCCTCACTACCATCACCAATAGTTAAAAACAACTCATCAAAAGCACTGCCTAACCTTTGTTGAGCTCCATCTAAATTATCAGTCATTACAGTAGCTTGTCTTTGTGCTATACCGTTAACATCTAAAGCATCTGTTAATTTTGCAACCTCTGACCTGTTTTGTATTACAGCCAAAGCAGCCTCAGCATTTTGTCTACCAAACTTTTCAGCAAGTGGAGCTATCTCTGTAAACCCCTCTTTAGCTAGGTTATCTAAGGCTGTATTTAAACCAACTACACTCGGTCTAAACCTTTCAGAGCCTGACTCTAATTTAATAAGTATGTTTCTTAGTTTTGTACCACTTTGCTCAACTGTTTTACCTACAACTTCAACAGATGCAGCAGCCTGAGCTACGCTAAGCCCTGACTTCTCAGCAATACCCCCAAACTTAGCTAACTCCTCAGCTAATTGAGGTATTAATACAGAACCCTCTACAGATGCAGCAGCTAAAACATCAACTACTTTAGATGCACCACCAGCAGCACTACCAAATTGATTTAAAGCTAATGTAACAGCTTGAGCGGCTTCAGGAACAGCAATACCAGCGGCTTCACTAAGTAATATAGATGCCTCAGTAACTTCTATTAAAGCATCAGCATTTTTAAGTAACTCAGGTCTTTTAGAACCTACAACAGTAAAAGCTTGAGCAACTTGCACAGCACTTTTAGTAGTTTCTTTACCCATTCTACGGGCTGCATCAGATAGCTTATCTAACTCTTTACCTGACTGACCAGTAATAGCACTTAACTCACTTATAGACTTTTCAAACTGTTTGTTAACCTCTAAACCCTCTTGAAATACTTGAAATAATTTTTGCACAGCAAACAAACCAACAAAAGCCCCACTAATAGAAGTACCTAACCTGGCAAAAGATTTACCAAGTCTAGTAGTAAAGCCATCAATATTTAACATAGCTTGTCTAGTTACTAATAGTTGCCTCCTAGTACCTTTTAAACCTAGATTAACTTGTGCAATACTTTTAGCGTATTGATCACGAGTTATAGCACCATCTTTTAACTGTTTCTTTAGCTTTCTTTGCTGTTCCGTTAAACCTTGTAAGGTCTTTTCTAAGCCCTCTAGTTTTCTTTTTTGATCTGCTGTACCTTGTACATCTATTTTTATTGCTACTACCTTATCTGCCATGACTTATCTATAAACTGGTTCTATTAATCCTGTTACTGGGTTTTCTATATAAACTTCTATTAAATTACTTCCATCCTCTACGTATATTGGTTGTAGTGGTGTTGGTGTATTACCGTTATCTGTTTCACTGCTATTATTCCCCTCTTGTGTTTCGTCAATAGCTACACTGCCTAAATTTTCAAACTTAAATAAACTAACTTTTGTTAGTGAATCTGTTAAAGGATTAAAGTCTATTACTTGTTCTATTAAGTAGTAACCGCTAACCTTACTCGGTCGATCAATATATACTAACTTTCTAAAGTCTAAATTATCTACATCTGAGCTATTAAGATTAAAATAAGCTATTAACCTACCGCCCTCTTCAATGTTTTTAAGCATATTAGAGTAATAAGTAGAGAATAAACCATCATCACCCGTAAAACTTAAATTTTGTGGTGATGCTGTATTATTGTAATCTTCAAATATTCCATAAGGAGTAAAGTTAGTAGTTAATCCATTTAATTGAAATAATCTNTTAGTACCGTCAGGAGATGNCTGTTGATTATGTTTAAAAAAGAAAACTCTAGCGTTATAACTATCTATTCTTTCATCAGGTATTTGTCCATTTGTTANATACTCATTCCAATATTTCAAAGTAGTTGGAGCTATATTAGAATTATAAGAAGATCCTATTATAGGTGTTACTTCTGATGCTATATGGGCATAAGATGCAGAAAATAAGCCTAGTTTTATTTCTGTTGTACCCTCAGCAAATCTATTAGGTAGTATATGGTTATATTTACCGTATGTTCTTCTATTAGAAGCCTCCCAACCTTTCAGCCATTCATCATTACTTAAATCTCTATAACTAAAGCTTATGTTTCTTTTATAGCTACTTATGTAATCTATTTCATATTTATTACTAACATCTAATTTAGTACTCCAATCTATTGAGCTTGTTTTACTTTGAAAAAAAGTATCTCTAGGCTCTAAGTATATTGTTCTAGTCTTTACATCAGTCCAATAGTAAATATTAAACATTCTAGTAAAGTCATTAATAACATCTATTAATTTAATATTGCTAGGTATAATTTCATTTAATGAAAAACTATCACCCTCTGTTAATTCAGCACTTCTTTGCACCTCGAAAAAAGAGCCAACTTGATAACTAAAAGTTTCACTAGCAATCTGAAACCATTCAGCCCATATAGATATAGTTTCACCAGCTGTACATGGTACTGATATTTCATAAGTTGCTTGATCGTTTATTCTAGGGTCAATAGTTCTAGTTTGNCTACCTTTAACACCTACTGTATGACCAAACTGTTGAGCTATTATTACCTCTATAGGTGCATTTGTTCTACTAGCACTAAATATATTAGTATTTAATGTTACTTTAAAGTTATATCTGCCTGTAGTAGGAACAGTATAATAACCATATCCAGCACCTGGGTTTACATCATAGTTATCATTTACATCATTATTAGGAGGTGTAGAATCATCAGTAAAAACCAATCTATTTAATCCTGTTGTAGATACTGGAGATGTTAAAGACGCTCTTGTTTTAGATTCATCTATTATATCTTTATTAACGCTCATATCTCCGTTAATATCGGCTGTTAATGTTTTAATGTCAGCAGTATTTAAAAAAGTACTATCTACATTCCAACCTAAACTATTTAAACCAGTATCTAAAAGAGATTTAATATAAAAGCATGGAAAGAAATCTCTTACTTGAGAGTTGTTATTATCCTCGTTTCCACCTCTACTAATATATGGGTATGAGTGATCGTATGTCGATACAGTAGAAAAGTTAGCATCATTTATACCATCAATATTATAAATTTGAGCGTTATTTCTATATGTTAAACTGTTTAACTTTAATTCACTAGCACCCTTAACCCAATCAATGTTATTACCAAAAAATACTAATTCATAACTATCTAAATCAAAACCCTCTAAAACTTTACTAATTTGAATAAAGCCTTTGTCTATTTGAGTACCACTTACTATAATAACGCATTGTTTACGGTTTAAGGCATCTCTATAGTCTTTCCTACTGTTTATATCATCTACGTTAGAAAGTAGCTTAGAATTGTTTTTAGTGTTAGGTACTTTAAAAGTTTTTGAATAAGTACCAGTACGAGCTTTTAAA